AATAATATGGTTTGTTATTGGAACAAATTTATATAACTTAATTAAGGAACATTATGGACAAAAAAACTAGACAAATGATTTATTTATATTGGGTAGAAGCACCTGTAAATATTAAAAATAGATGGTTTGATAATAAAGAAGATGCAATTTATTATGCTAAGAGTGTCTGGGATTTAGAAGATGATGAAATAGTTATGAATCATCCTCCAATATATGAACATCCATTTTTTTATGATTCTAATTTTATTGCTAATTTTTTAAGTGATATAAGTCCATTTTAAAATTTATAGAACATTTTTAAATAAACAGTAAGGGGAATAGTATGGAAAAAGAATATCATAAATTATTAGTAGAGTGTAGTGACTTTCTTTCAAAGCAAGGTCATGGCAGAATCTATAAGGTAGAGGAAGGGTATAAGCTACAAGATAAAATATTTGAATATTTTAAAAAGGAATCATCAAAATAAAAAAAATTGTCTAAACATTTGAGGCTCATATTACCGATTATCAATTTTTAAACAGGTTAGTTTTTAATTATTAAAAGGTATATAATGCTTTGGCGAGTCGAGCCTCAAAACCTTTTTTTCACATACCAGAGGTAATCATGAACAAAGTAGAACCATGCGAAATGTGTGGCAGATATGATGGAGATCATAAAGATAAATGGGAGATAAAAGAACTAGAGAACGATAAAATGAATCTTTTGATTGCAGGAATCTTATTCGCACAGGAAGCAACACACAGACAAATAGAGATATTTATGGCTAAATACTACATAGGTAGGGAATCATATAGTGATATAGCTAGGGATTTTCAAATTAGTAAACAGGGAGTAGCTGATGCCATAGATAGATCATGTGAGATAATAACTAATATAATAAAGCGATTATCTACTTGACGATTTGAGCCTTTTTTAAGGTTTATTGCTTGACGGAAAAAAACTTTTTTTATTTTTTTAACTCTAGCAATATTAGAGTTTACATTTTTTACCTTTATATTTTACCATCAAAATAGTGCAAAATTACTTGACTTTGGCTACTATATATAGAGGCTTGTTATTGTGCCTCACTCGCTATTACAAGTAATAATTAGGTTTAACAACCTTGAAATAGTTAAGTCACTTAATTGTGCATAGGGCGATAGACAGGGAACAATGACGATAGTGTTGTAGCTACAACTATTAAATGTCAGAAATAAATATTACATATTATAATGCCAATGACTTGGTAATGGCTGAATACAATCCACGACAGCTAACCAAAGACCAATACACACAACTAAGAGACTCTATTAACAGATTCGGTTTAGTTGATCCTCTTATAGTAAATAAAAACAAAGACAGAAAAAACATCCTTGTAGGTGGACACCAAAGGTTACGCATTGCTAAAGAGATAGGACTAGAATCTATCCCATGTGTTGAGATTGACTTATCTTATGACCAAGAAAAAGAACTAAACATCAGATTAAATAAGAATGTAGGTGAGTGGGATTATGATGCTTTGGCTAACCACTTTGATGTTGGGGAACTTACAGAGTGGGGTTTTAGTAATGATGAATTACAATTCTATGAAGAAGAACCTACAGCAGGATTGATTGATGATGATGAGATTCCAGAAGTAGAAGAGCCTATTACACAAGCAGGTGACCTCTGGATATTAGGAGAGCATCGTTTATTATGTGGGGATGCGACAAAGAAAGAAGATGTTGATATACTAATGGATGGTGAGAAGGCTGAGTTATTGCACTCTGATCCTCCCTATGGAATGGGAAAAGAAAAAGATGGAGTAATTAATGATAATTTATACAACGAAAAATTAGATCAATTTCAAATGAAATGGTTAAAAGTTGTCCGTAATTATATAAAAGATAATGGTTCAATATATATATGGGGTAATGCTCCAGACCTTTGGAGACTTTGGTATGTCGGTGGATTAAAAGACTTAGAACATTTAGAGTTAAGAAACGAAATTGTATGGGATAAAAAAGCAATAGCAGGAATGAAATCAGATTTAATGCATCAATATCCAGAAGCATCTGAAAGATGTCTTTATATACAGATTGGTAAGCAATTCATTGGAAATATTAATAGTGAGGATTTTTTAGAAGAATGGGAGTCTTTAAGAAGTTATATGGCAAATGAAGCCGACAGCGTTGGTATTACTAATAAAGAAGTAAAGCAAATAACAGGAACGCAAATGTTTAGTCATTGGTTTACAAAATCACAATTTCAATTAATGTCTAAAAAACATTATAAAAAATTTCAATCTGTTTATCCTAATAATTTTAAAAAATCATATGATGAATTAAAACTAGAATGGAAAAAAGGCACTGATAAAATAAAAAAAACACAAAATAAAATGAGATCTTATTTTGATAATAGTCATGATGTTATGAGAGATGTTTGGGAGTTTAGTAGGGTTCATGGTGATGAAAGACATGGACACGCTACACCTAAACCTGTTGATATGATGGAAAGAATTATAAAGTCTAGTAGTCATGAAAAAGTAATAGAGCCTTTTCTTGGCTCTGGATCAACCTTAATAGCTTGTGAGAAAACTAATCGTAAGTGTTATGGTATGGAGATTGATCCACATTATTGTGATGTTATAGTAAAAAGGTGGGAGGAATTTAGTGGAAACAAGGCAGAAAGAATTGAAAGAGCAGAGTGCTGATAAACAGCAAGGAAACAGCAAGAAGGTTGTTGGTAAACCATTTAAAAAGGGGCAATCTGGTAATCCCAATGGTAGACCTCCTAAAGTACGCTCAATACCAGATATACTTAAAAAGATTGGTGATGAAGAAGGTACACTTGATGGAAAGAGTAAGCTCGATGTTATTATGTATAAAGTATTCCAATACGCTCTGGAAGGTAAGCCGTGGGCAGTTCAGTTTATAGCTGATAGAACAGAAGGCAAAGCTAAAGAGATAAGAGAAGTAACAAACAAGAATGAACCCATTACAATAATTACAGTTGATTGATTGGCAAATAAACCAAATAAGAAAAGAAATAATAAAAGCACCTCAGAGGCAAAAGGTTGTTGTTGCAGGGAGAAGATGGGGGAAGAGTATATTATCGGTTCTGTGGTTACTACACGACAAGATAGAGCCAGAGGAACGGAGATGGTTTGTTGCACCGACATACAGACAGGGGAAGATGGTAATATTTCCGATGTTGCGTTCTGTATTTCGACAATGGCAGGGTGCTGTAATCAACGAGTCAGAGTTATCTATTAAGCTACCAAACAATGCAGAGATTTCAATCAAAGGTGCAGAGCAGGAAAACAATCTTAGAGGAGCAACGCTTAACAAAGTAGTAATGGAAGAGTTTAGTTATATAAAACCTAATGTATATGAAGAGATTATCTATCCCATGCTAACAACTACACAAGGTGAGACTTTGTTTATTGGTACACCTAACTCATTTGACCACTTATATGATTACTATCTTAGAGGACAGTCAGATGATCCAGATTGGAAGTCTTGGCAATATACTACAGTAGATGGTGGATTTGTATCACAGGAAGAAGTAGACAAGGCTAAATCAACAATGGATGAGGTAACATTTAAGAGTGAGTTCATGGCTGATTTTGTATCTACAGGTAATAGAGTAGCTTACAACTTTGATAGGAAGATACATATTAAACAGGCTAAAGAGTTATCAGCCAATTTATTCTGGGGTATTGATTTTAATGTGGACTATATGAGTGCTGTGCTTGGATGTGAATATACTGATGGCTCAATACATTACTTTCATGAGATAAGGCAATCAAACAGCAATACAGAACAGATGGCTAACTCTATGAAGAAGATTGCTCCATCTATTCCTGTATATCCAGATAGTGCAGGTTCAGCCAGATCAACAACAAGCCACAGGTCAGACCACCAGATACTAAAAGACCACAACTTTCAAGTAATAGCAAAGAAAGCTAACCCCCCTGTAATAGATAGAATCAACGCACTTAATAGAATGTTAAAGGATGCGAATGGTAGGGTTAAAATGACAGTTGATCCTGTATGTAAGTATTTAATAAAAGATTTAGAACAATGTCAAAGAGATAGAGCAGGTAAGATTGAAAAGACTAAAGACATATCCCTTACCCATGCTCTGGATGCTTGTAGTTATTACATAGCACTTAAACACCCTATTGTTAAGCGTGTGCCTGTGAGTACAGAATGGTAGAGTTCTTATTAGGTATTGTAGTGGGGGTTATTATTACTATAGTGTTCTTACACTACTATGGTAAACATTTATATTTTAAAAGTGAGTCTGAGATGGGGGAGTTCATACAGGAACATACAAAGGCGAATGATTATGCCATATCATAAAGGTTTATAATGGAATTACACGATAAGATAATGCTCCCAGACCTCGGAAAAGAGGCTGTGTTGCGTTCAGTTAAAGATGCAGAATATAGTGCGTTAGATAATACTATAGCTGAGAAGAATACATCATTGGACTTCTATTACAATAGAAACCTAGATGAGCATATACAGCAGTATTTCAGCACAGAGTCCTTATCACAGATACCACCTGTATTGATGTCACTTGTAAAGCGTTTTGCTAAGAGTAGACTTATGTTATTAAAAGAACCTGCTGAAAGATTTATTAATGGTGAGTTCAATGATTACTATACTGAAAAGACTCACAACCTAGATAGTAAAGTAAGAGAGTTCGGAGAACTTGCTTGGCTGTTAGGTAGCTGTCACTTACAGAGTATGTACAACCCAAAGACACAACGCATTGAATATAAGATACATCCTATTGTAAAAGAGTATGTATATGATGGTGAAGTGTATGGTGTAAGCTATGAGATACATAGAGACTTCAATGGAGATAGGCAGTTCGCTTTCTGGAGTAAGCCTTTAGATGGTGAGCAAGGTATGCACTTTCGTTTTAATGTAAATGGTAAGATGATGCCTGTAGGGAATAACTTAGAGATGGTAAACCCTTACAACCTTATCCCACTATCTAAAGTAGAGTTTAACACAAGTGCATCGGATGTTACTCGTTGTGCTGTTCATGCCTCTAATGCGTGGACAGAGGTAATGATTGCTACAAGGTTAATGATGGGTTCGCCTGTGATTACAGGATTAGATACAGAGATACCACCTTACTTAAAGTTTGGTGTAGATCGTTTGATTGCTCTCCCAGAGGGTGCATCAATGCAGTATGTAAGTCCAAGTGCTAATCTAGGGCAGATGATTCAATCTGTTAAGGACTTAATCAACCAAGTAGGGCAGAACCATAGCTTAACAATTAGATGGGGTGAGTCCTCTGCACCACCAAGTGGTGAGGCATTAAAGATTCTTTCTGTAGATAATATAGAAACAAGAGAGTCAGACATCCCTGTATTTAGAGACTTTGAACATGATAGATATGAAATAGATAGAGAACTGTTAAGCGTACATGAAGGCACAAACCTATCTGAGAAGTACAGCGTTGATTACCCAGAGGTTGGCTTTCCTATGACATGGACAGAGGAACGCAACAAATTAGAGTTTATGATGGAACATAATCTTATTACTCGTGAAGAACTTATACGAAAGTTTAACCCAGATATAGATGAGGCTGAGTTAGCTTTAAAGATGGAAGAACTAGAACCAGAGCAACCAGAACAACCTACTAACCCACTACTAGAGGCACTACAGCGTGGCTAAAGATACTGCATCCTTACAATATGCTAGATCAATAGAAAGAGTACAGCAGGAACTTGTTAAGCAGGTCTTTGACCTACAGAAGCAAGGACTCAGTAAGAATGAGATACTACTTGTACTACAAGGGTTGGATATGGAAGATATTATCCTTAACAAACTAAACCTAAACGCTGATATAGACAGATTGATGCTTGAGTACCAGAGTGTACTAGGTGCGATGGAGATGACAGGCACAGTTACAGCAGAGTCTTTAACAGCCTTGTCTAACATAGATAGAAATACATTTGCTAAACAGGCAGGTGCAATGGGAGAACTTATAAAAAAGGAAGTAGCAAGGGGTATTATTGCAGGTGCTACTGAGAAAGAGATAGCAGATGGCATTTTAAGGGGTGCAGGTGGTGCTTTAAGGGTAGATCAAATAGAAACCTTAGTAAACACAGGCTTAAATCAATTT